AATCAAGAGGATATGGCTTTGTTTGAATCCATGTTCGGTTTCAATCTTAACGAAGCTTATACAGAATTCCCAACCTCACCAGATCAAATTAGTAACCCTAAAGTACAAGAGCTTTTTAAAATAGTAAAAGCATTCCCTGGATTAAAAATAGATGATCCAATAGCATTAGATCCTAATAAGAAAAATAGCCCTAAAATAACAAGGAGTTTAAAAACCAATAGAGAGTTTATAACACACTTAGAAAAAGGGTTAGGTATTGAAATAGAAGACGTTAATGAATTCATTAAATGGAATGGTCTTTCTATAAGTTTTGGAGAAGGTTCAAGAGGAGGTAGAGGAGCAAATAGTAAAGGATTAAAATTTGAAGAAGAAATTGCTCAAGATTTAAATAACTTCAAAGATGGTATAGAAGAATATATACATTCAGAACTAACTAAATCTATTATAGAAGAATTTTCATTAAACACTACTAACTTTAATGTTAAAAATGAAGGCGGTGAGAATAAAAGAAGACCTTTAAAATTTACAGATAAGGGCCCAATAGTAGGATTTACAGGAGAGAATATAGCTGCTACGTTAACAGATTTAACTATAATTAAAGGGGCAGAGAGAATATATCTTTCTTTGAAGTACGGTGGGACTTTAACATTTTTTAATGCAGGAGTAGCAGTCAGTGTTTTCCCAAAAGATGATTTTATAGACGGTAAAATAGATACACCAGACGGAGTGGCACTACTAGAGACTTTTGGAATTGATAATGAATTATTCTGTAGAGTTTTTAACGAGTATAGAGAAGATAAGACAGGTACCAACTTTACAGAATACCACAAAGCCACTAATGATTACGATAAAGAAAAACTATTTAATTTAGTTGAAAGCGGTATAGGTACAGGGTACTTCATGTTAAAAGGAGGTAAGAAGACTGAATTTTTCTTCGTAGGTGATGAATATAATAAACAAGCATCAGAACCTATATCCGGTATAGAGATACAATACGGCGGTAAAACAGGTATTGGTAAAAGAATAGACATTGTTTTTGAATCTGAGAAATATAGGTTTAAGATCAATATCAGAAATAAACAAGGCAAATTGTACCCATCACATATAATGTGTGATTACAAAGCAAAGTAGTTATGGCAAAAGACATAAAAAAGATCATAGCACAAGAGTACATCAAGTGTGCTAAAGATCCAGAGTACTTCATGAGGAAATACTGTTATATACAGCATCCTACTAGAGGTCGAATACTATTTAACCTTTACCCTTTTCAAGGTAAAGTTTTACATTTATTTAGAGATAATCAATTTCTTATTACTTTAAAATCTAGACAGCTAGGTATATCAACTCTAGCTGCAGGTTACTCATTATGGTTAATGTTGTTTCATAAAGATAAGAACGTACTAGCTTTAGCAACAACTCAAGCAACTGCACGTAACTTAGTTTCTAAAACTATGTTTATGTACGACCAGCTTCCAAAATGGCTAAAACTACCAGCACTAGAAAAAAATAAATTATCTTTAAGATTAAAAAATGGATCAAAAATTACAGCTAAATCATCTAATGCGGACGCAGCAAGATCCGAAGCAGTTTCCTTATTACTTATTGATGAGGCCGCCTTTATTGATAACATTGAAGAAACGTTTACAGCTGCACAACAAACCTTAGCAACTGGTGGACAGTGTATGGCACTATCAACTCCTAACGGAATTGGTAATTGGTTTCACCAAACATGGGATAAAGCTGAATCAGGAGAAAATTCATTTCTACCTATAAGGTTACCTTGGACAGTACACCCTGAGAGAGATCAAGAATGGAGAGAGCAACAAGATAGAGACTTAGGTCCTAGAATGGCAGGACAGGAATGTGATTGTGACTTCTTAGCATCTGGAGATACAGTATTTGAACCAGATGATATGATGTTTTACGAACAAACTTACCTTAAAGAACCTCTTGAAAAAAGAGGAGTAGATACTAACCTTTGGATATGGGAAGGAGTTGATTATACAAAATCATATATGGTTGTAGCCGATGTAGCTAGAGGAGACTCAGCTGATTATTCCGCCTTCCATATATTTGATGTAGAAACAGCAACACAGGTAGGAGAGTATAAAGGTAAACTATCCCCAAAAGATTACGGTAACGTATTGGTGGGTATTGCAACAGAATACAATCAAGCACTTTTAGTAGTAGAAAATGCAAATATAGGATGGGCTACTATAGAACAGATAATGGAACGACAGTATAGTAACATATATTACAGCTCTACATCTCAAATGGAAACAGTAGAGTCCTATATGACTAAATTTGAAAGAGATAAACTAGTACCAGGCTTTACAATGTCAGTTAGAACCAGACCACTAGTAATAGCTAAGATGATTGAATATATTAGAGAAAGAGGAGTTACAATACAATCAAAGAGGTTAATAGGTGAAATGAGAGTATTTGTATGGAAAAACGGTAAACCTCAAGCTCAAGTAGGATACAATGATGATTTACTAATAGCATGCGCAACAGCACTATACGTAAGGGATACTGCTTTAAGGTTACGTCAACAAGGAATGGACTTAGCAAGAGCACAGTTATCCTCATTTCAAAATTTAAACCTTCAAAATAAAGGAATCATGAGATCAGTTGGTTCCCAACAAAATAATCCTTATCTTATAGATAATGGCTTCGGTGAACAAGAAGATATATCTTGGTTATTATAAAGGAGCTATTTATAATATATACTGAATTAAAATATTCATTGAATGGCAGATAAATCATTATTTCCAAGACTACAGAGACTCTTCTCATCAGATGTAATAATTAGAAACATCGGCGGAACCGAACTAAAGGTAGCTGATATTAATAAAATACAGACAACTGGTAATTTTGAAACTAATTCTTTAGTGGATAGGTTCTCAAGATTACATATATACAATAACAAAAATCTATTTAATCCTAACCTTAATTACCAATCTCTCCGTATACAGTTATACTCTGATTACGAAGCAATGGATACAGACCCTATAATAGCTTCAGCATTAGATATATTAGCAGATGAAGCTACGCTTAAAAACGATATGGGGGAAGTACTTTCAATTAAATCTTCAGACGAAAACTTACAAAGAGTACTATATAACCTTTTTTATGATGTATTAAATATTGAATTTAATTTATGGTCATGGGTCAGAGGAATGTGTAAGCATGGAGATTACTTTTTAAAATTAGAAGTAGCAGAAAAATTCGGAGTCTATAACGTATTACCTTATACGGTTTATAATATGAGTAGACACGAAGGAGCAGATCCGGAAAAACCCGCCCAAGTACAATTTACAATTGACCCAGATGGGCTTGCTTCTTCTCAAGACCCTACATATATACCAAAAAGAGATTCTAAAGCTGTAGTCTTAGACAATTACGAAGTAGCACACTTTAGATTAATATCAGATCATGCTTACTTACCTTACGGTAGATCTTTTATTGAACCAGCTAGAAAAATATTTAAACAACTTACGTTAATGGAAGATGCGATGTTAATTCACCGTATAATGAGAGCTCCAGAAAAACGTACTTTCTTTGTAAATGTTGGTTCTATACCTCCAGCAGAAGTTGATCAGTTTATGCAAAAGACTGTTAATGGAATGAAAAAAACTCCTTATGTTGATCCTAAAACAGGACAATATAACTTGAAGTTTAACATGCAGAACATGATGGAGGATTTCTACGTACCGGTAAGAGGAGGAGATGCTTCTACTAGAATAGAAACTACCAAAGGATTAGACTACGATGGTACTAATGATATACAGTACTTGCAGTCTAAAATGTTTGCTGCTTTAAAGATACCTAAAGCATATTTTGGATATGAAGGAGATTTAAGTGGTAAAGCTACTTTAGCAGCAGAAGATATAAGATTTGCTAGAACAGTTGAAAGAATACAAAAGATAGTAGAATCTGAATTAACAAAAATTGCCTTAGTACATTTATATACTCAAGGATTTACAGGAGAGAGCCTAACAAACTTTGAAATCAAGTTAACGAACCCATCAGTAGTATACGAACAAGAAAAAGTAGCACTCCTTAAAGAGAAGATTGATTTAGCTAATCAAATGAAAGACTCTAAAATGTTCTCTACTGATTACATATATGACCACATATTTAATTTATCTGAGGATCAATATAATGAAATGAGAGAGCTTGTAAGAGAGGATGCTAAACGAGCATTTAGAATAGCACAAGTAGAAGCAGAAGGAAATGATCCTGCTAAATCAGGAAGATCTTACGGTACACCACATGATTTAGCTTCTATGTACGGTAGAAGAGCAACATCAACAGAAAAAGGCGGAGGACCTGGATCAGTACCACCAGGTTATAACGAAATAGGACCTGAAGGCGGAAGACCGAAAGAAAAAGCATCAATTTACGGAACTAATGCAGACCCTATGGGCGGAAGAGATAGATTAGGAGTACATGGAATGCATGGAGGTTTCGAATCAGATAATGAAAATGTTGCAGAATTAAATACAAATAAAGCACAAACTATATATCATCAAATTAAAGATTCATTCGAAAACAGTAAGGAAATGATATTTGAATCCACAAAAGAAACCCCTTCTAAGCTATTAGATGAAAATCAACTTAAAGATTTAGAGGACTAACCCATATTTATATATAGTAACCGTATATTATGAAGATAAAACATTCAAAGTTTAAGAATACTGGTTTAATTTACGAATTGTTAGTTAAACAAATAGCAGCTGATACGCTCTCAAAGAACGAATCTGCAGCTGTAGGTATATTAAAGAAGTACTTTGGCGGAAATACCGTAATAGCAAAAGAGTTAAAATTATACGAATATATCTTAAAGAATAATAACTTAAGTGAAGCAAAAGCTGAAACTGTGATTTCCTCTATAACAGAGATTTCAAGGAAACTTAACCAAAAAACTTTAAGAGAATCAAAATATAAACTAATCTCAGAAATTAAAGAAAACTACAACATAGAAGATTTCTTTGCTATATCAGTTAGAGACTATAAACCTCTCGCAGCATTATATTGCCTATTAGAAGCTCAAAATAACGATACATTAGTTAACCCAGACTTCTTAGTAAATAATAAATTTACAGTCTTAGAGCATTTAACTTCTTCCCAAGTAGATAAAGATACCGTAAAAGATACGTTAATAGAGGAGTACTCAAAATATGATAAAGATTTAAGATTATTAACATATAAAATACTTCTTGAAAAGTTCAACAATAACTACAAAACTCTTTTACCGGAACAGAAAAATATACTTAAAGAATTTATTACATCAGTAAATTCAAAAACAAGGTTAAGAACTTTAGTTAATGAAGAAGTAGAAAAAATTAGAGCTGAAGTAAATGAATTAGCATCTAAGATAAAAGATGAAGTAGTGCAGATTAAACTACAAGAAGTACTTAAGAGTATTAAAACTCTAAAGAAGACTGAAAAAATTAGCGATAACCACCTTATAAATTTAATGCAATATTACGACTTAGTTAACGAAATGCGTAAACTATGAAACGAAGTGTAGTATTAAAAGCTGTAAGAGAGGTAATCGAAGAACTAAGTTCAACAGCAGGTGTAGCAGGGTACCAGACTCCTTTTGCTTTTAGTAAAGGGAATAAGAAAAACCGAGCTACTAAACAAGCTGAAAGACTAGGTTATAAGATAGTAAAAAAATAAAAGACCACATAACACTAAAATGTTTGAATATTTAGATGAAAACGTTAACAGAAAAGTATAGAGGAGTAGTAAACGAAACGTTTAACAAAACACAATTCGTTAGAGACGCTCGCATGGCATTGCCAAATTTAATATCTCAATTCAACGGATTTGAAGATACTGTATCAATTCTTAAAAGTAAGGGAATGATTTCTGATGCTAAAAAAGCAGAAGAAAAAGTTTACAACCTATCCGACGAGGCAATTCGTAGAGGTACGGATTTTGAACTTGAAGCAATGGGACTTATGTCTCAAGACAAAGTATCTGAAGAAGACTTAGCAAAGGCTAAGGATAAAGCTTTAGTTAATTTGAAGAAAGATAGTTTACATTACCTTAATTTATTAGCAGGAGAATCTTCTAAGGTTGATAAACATGATAAACCAGTAGAGTTTAAAAAAGGTAAAGAGGTAGATACGTTCAACGGAACTAAAAAAGCAGACTTAAAAGAGAATTATACTAAAGATACTCTTTTAAAAGCTTTAGGGAATGCAGATGATGCCTTTATTCAATTAAGGGATGGAAGAGAGTTAATCATATACAATCCAAACTCTAATAATGATGATAATGCTGCTATGTGGCATGACGATACAGTTTTTG